TGTAACACATTTTATAACAAAAAACCTCATTTGTAACACATTTTGGTATATACTTTCCTAGTAGAAATGATAGAATAGTACTATCAAATGGAGGTTGGTTATGAAGTTTCAGAAAGATCAGTTTAACTACCACGGTGGTTACCTTACCTATGGTTCGGATCGTAAGTTTGTGGCTCGGTTCAAGCATCGTGGTCCGGTTGGCAAGTCAGACTTTATCCGTCTTCTCACCAAGTACTATACTCAGGAATCATACTTCAATCGCGGTGATCGCGCTCCATTGCAGATTCTGATGGACGATGGGTATGTTACGTTTGATTCCGCCAATCGCCGCTTCCTGGTTGCAAAATAAGGAGAATGAACATGACTATTTTTTGGTTCCCGATGCCTCAGGATGAGGAATTTACTGGTGTGGTAATCTACTGTGAGACGCAAATCAATTGCGATCCTACTGCTCCGATTCCCTGCAATGCTTCTATCATGATGATTATTTGAGGAGAACAATTATGACTGTCAATCAAATTCGCGAAGCTCTTAGCTTTATGGAAGCCAACTATTCTTCCGCGATGGATTCTGATGATTATAGTTTTGCTGATGCTATCTTGGACAGGATTATAGTTCTTCAGGATCGTTTGGTCAAGGCTATCGTGGCTGAAGATCCTTTCACAACTGAAGCCGACGTCCGCCACTTCGAGGGGTTTTAACATGACTGACTACGGAATGTATAGCTACGACGGTGAGATGGAAGTCAGCTTGATTGTCACTGCTGCCCGTGAACTCGGCTGGGACTGGGCTAAAGTTCAACACGAGCTTGAGACTCTGGCGGATCAGCCCGACTACTCGGAAGCTTATGATACGGTGGTTCGCGAGAACGTCTATAAGGCACTTGGTTTCACCATGCCTTTCTATATCTAAGGAGAATGTAATGACTGCTTTTAAACGTGCCGAACTTACTGCCACAGTTATTAAAGCGGCTTTATATGCCGGTAGTTTAATTGGTGGTGCGGTACTGATTTCAATGGCATACCAGAGCTGGGAATATGGCTGTGGTCTTGCTTGCTTTGCTTTCTTTCTTAAGGAGATCAAATAATGGAAGATAAAACTTGGACAGAAACTTGGGAAGGTGTGACGTATACCGTCCGTCATGGTTGCCCATTCGACCGTGGTATGGCAGACAGCTGGTATAACCGTAAGGTTGAGCCTCACTACTACGTTGGTGATACCGAGGGTAGCCGACGAGTTCAGCGGATGGAAATGACCGAAGCTGAGGTGGCCGAATACATTGCCGGATATGCCTATAATGAACGCCTCGGTGGCAAAAAAGATTGGGGTTAATGGTTGACAAATCAATCCACCTGTGATAGAATATATAAAATGGAGATTTGGGTATGACAAACACTGAACTTGCTAATGCTATCCGTCACCGTCTATTTTCGGAACGTGAGACTCTTAAGGAAGCTATGGATTATGCTTTCTCTGTATTCCGGACTCTTGGTCCAAATGAACTGGCAGCCACAACTGCCATGATGGTAGTTCTGAATACTCTTTCCAATGAAATGCTCAAGGACATTACTCCCGAGGAGACTGAATAATGACTTATGTTGCAAAGCCATACCTCAATAAAGATCTTGGTATTCAGGAATTTGATACCATGGAAAAGGCCGTGAATTATCTTGAGGAATTCACAGGTTACAAAATGGATTATGTTGTTGACCGTAAGACCAAAGCCAAAAAGTATGATTGGGAACTTATCGGCAAACTCTATAGGAAGAAATAATGATGAGCGAATTTAATATGTCCTGCAGTAAGAACTTTATCAAGTTGGCTTTGATTACCATTGCGGCAATCTCTAGCACACTTGGCCTTCGTACTGAACTGACACTTATCGTTGGTGATATTGCTATTGCTACATGGGTATCAATTGTTTGGGTTGTCATCATCATTGCTGTTCTGGCTTATTACAAGGCAAAACTTGATGTTGAACTTGAAGTATTCCGTGAATACGAACGTAATCGGCACATACTTGGTGCAACACCAATTGGCACAAACAATGCTATCTATTCCAAAGTAAATAAGGAATTTAAAAAAGGTGATCCTGTTTTTCTCAAGGAAACAGAATAAATAGGTTACTACATAGGAGGGTGAAATGGCATACGCTTTTAAAGTTATCTACAATGTCAAGCACATTAATAAAAAGTCTGCTTTGTATGGTATGGTTACCTTCGACCAGACTTGCAAGTTCACTACTCTCAAAGAAGCATTCAAATTTGCCCGTGAAATGAAGGACAAGCGTACTTCAAAGATCCAGGTGGTTGGAATGCCGATTATCGAAAGGCTCTAACATGCGTAAGGTAATTATTACTCTCTGTGCTCTAATGGTTGCTACACCGGCTCTTGCTGACTGGCGCCGAGAGCGTCATCAACCTCAGCGTCAACAACATCATCGTGGTATTAATCCTTGGGTTGCCGGTGCTATTGGTCTCGGCGTTCTTGGTGCTGGTGCATATTATTACAATCAACGCCAGTGTTGGAATGAATATGTTGTTGACATGTATGGTCGACAGGTGTATGATCAATATGGTCGTCCAATGATTCAGCAGATGTGCCGCTAATAAAAGAACTTTGTTATGATTATCAATACCAAATATGATGTTGGCCATACGTTCTATGTGCCACGCGTTCGCAAGCAAACAACTCAACAAGAGTTGCATTTTGAAGGTGAGACGTGGTATAAGGACATTGAAGCTTATGTGCCTTCTGTAGCAGTCAGAAAGATTGTCTACATTGAGATCAAAGCTGGTCGACACATTGGTATTATCTATGGCGTAAAGAATATTACTGATGAAGTTGATATGATTTCTCATTACTATCCTGAAGCCAACATCAATGACTACACTGAAGAAGAAGCAATGGCAATTGCTGAGGAATATGCCGAACAGGGTAAAGAGTACTTCGGTAACTAATTATTGGGGCATCGTCTAATGGTAGGACAGCTGACTTTGACTCAGTCAATCGTGGTTCGAGTCCATGTGCCCCAGCCAGTTACTTCTTCTCTGGCTCTTTGCCTTCGTCAGCTTTCTTCTTAGCTTCATCAAGGGTCTTATAGATTGAGTTCATATTTTTCTGGCATTCCGTATTTTTTGAATGAAGCTCAACAAGCAACTTTGCAACTTGCGCATCAGTCAACGTATCAGGGTTCGGGAATCGCCTTACGTTTTGACAGTAGAACAACGAGCGGTCTGGTACGAACACCTGAAGCTCCGTCTTCGTTATCACCTGTGGTGGTTTTGATGCGCAGGCGGTCAATCCGAGCATAGCAACTGCAGCAATAAGTATTCTCATTTCGGTGCATCCTTTAGTTTATTGACTGTCTTTTTTAAAACGTCAGAAGCTGGTCTATCAATTGTTCCTTTGGAATCAATTTCTGTATTGATTGTTTCCATCTTACCTTTAAACACAGTCTTATCGGCTGCATTGGCTGCTTCAATCTCGGCTTGCTTGGTACCAATCTCAAGAAGTTTTTGTTTCATGACTTCTTGATCTTTAATGTTCTGTTCAATTTGAGCTTGATTGTATGCTAGGAGAGCTTCTCTTTCGATACCTTTTCTCCACTGATAATAAAAAGCAGTGAGAGCACCAAAAGAAATAATGCCGATAAAGATATATAGTTGTAAACGACCAAACATAATAATCTCCACATTAGATAGGATATTTATATGAAAGTACACCTTGGACCATATCGCAATTGGGTTGGACCTTATCAGATTGCTGATGCTATCTTCTTCTGGGTCGATCGTCGTGGTATATTTGCAGATGAACCTGCAATCTATAATCGTTGGGATTACAGAGCAGCAGACAAGCTCGGTGACTGGCTTGCTAGCACTTGGGTAAACGACTTCTGCAACTGGATTGATAAGTTCAAGCAGCGTAAAGTAAAAGTTCGGATTGATCCCTATGATACTTGGTCAATGGATCACACACTTGCCCTGATCATTCATCCACTGCTTGTTCAACTCAAGGAAATGAATCATGGCTACTTCAGCTCTGATCCAGAAGATGCACCACACATTGGTGTTGAAACTAATGATAATACACAAGATATCTATGATAGTGCATATTCTGTTGATCGCTATAACTGGATTATGGACGAAATGATCTGGACATTTGATCAGCTTGCCAATGGCAATGATGGCCTGGAATTTTACTCAGAAGAAAATGGTTGGGATATAGAAAATCATACGGAATATGAAAAGCGTATTAAGAATGGTCTTCGTCTCTTTGGTAAGTACTACCGTGGCCTTTGGGACTAATAAATAAAAGAGGTCAATAATGTTCCAGAGAATTATGTCAAAGAATATTCCATCTATAGATAACCTTCATATAGTTCCAGAAGAGATTGTTGTGGCTTGTGCCCAGCATCTTGAAGGGGAAGAAAATAACTTTGAACTTTTCCTGGAAGTGGCAAAAGAGTTTCGTCAGGCCGGCTTAACTCCAATTTTTCTTTGTTCACGTTCAATGAAAGATCTATATGTAACCACACAAGAAAACTTACAAAAAAAGTTTAACTAACTGTATTGACTTTTCATATAAAATGAATATATAATAGTGTATGGATTGCTTCGGGATCCATTTTAACTTTAACCTTGCCTAACAGGAGGTATATATGACAAACCCTTGGACTAACTATAAATTCGATCACACATTTTCTGACCTTGCTAAGTTTGATAAGTACTTTGTCGGTTCAGATAAGTTTCTTGCCAGAGTACAAGAGACAATGGATCTAGTAGCTAACAGTGCAGCTACCGCAGGTTACCCACCATTCAATCTCAAGAAAACAGATGACAATGTTTATGTTATCGAAATGGCAGTTGCCGGTTTTGGTAAGAATGACATTGAACTTACTCTTGAAGATAATAAGCTCAAGATTGCTGGTCACACGACTGTTGATTCTCTTGTTGCTGATGGTGTTGATCAAACATTCCTTCATAAGGGAATTTCAGACCGTCCATTTGAGCGCACATTCTCCCTTGCCGATAATGTTGTTGTGAATAATGCTCAATATATTAATGGTCTATTGAAGATCTGGCTTGAGCACATTATCCCAGAAGATAAGAAGCCAAAGAAGATTGATATTGAAGAAGTTTCTGCAAAGAAGATTAAGTGATGATTAAAGGAATCAAAAACTGGCTTCGATATTACAACACAATATTTGAATTAAGTAAACTCTCCAATAAAGAGCTTACAGATCTTGGTCTCACAAGAGTTGAAATACCCTACATTGCTATGAACCGCTTTAGAGGCTAATAAATAACGGGAGGGTCAAAAGCTCTCCCGTTTCACTAAGGAGTTTATTATGGCACATGTAACACACGAACAACTTTGCAAATTTTTTGAAGATACAGATGAAGAATCCCTTCTCCCATTCGTAGATGCTTTCAATAAAGCTTTTGAAATCTTTGAAATCAACACACCAAACCGTATTGCAATGTTCATGGCACAGGTCGGTCATGAATCAGCAGGTCTCACTGCCTTGCAAGAGAATCTAAACTATAAAGCCGAAGGTCTTACAAAGATCTTCCATAAGTATTTCCCAACAATTGAATCCACTGAAGGATACGCTAAGAATCCTGAGCGTATTGCCAATAAGGTTTATGCTAACCGTATGGGCAATGGTGATGAACATTCTGGTGATGGTTACCGCTATCGTGGTCGTGGTGCTATTCAGCTTACTGGTAAATCAAACTATGATGCTTGTGGTGCAAATCTAGAAGTTGATCTTACTGCTAATCCTGATTATCTTACTACTCCAGAAGGAGCTATTATGTCAGCTTGTTGGTTCTGGGATCAACGTGATCTTAATGATTGGGCTGATGATGGTGATGTACTGACAGTAACAAAGAAGATCAATGGTGGAACTATTGGTCTTGAAGATCGTAAAGAACACTACGCACACGCTCTTGAAATCTTTGGCTAATGAAAAAACCTCTAGATAATGTTGCCTTTGATGCTGTAAACCATCTAGCAAAAAATCTTAATACAACGGTTTTTGAACTAGGTGATCATAACGTTAACGGTAGACAGTTTAGAGATCTAGTATTAAACTTTGCGCTACACATGAAGGACAGAGGTATTACCAAGTCCTCTTGTGTAGCGTTACACTTTAATGATGTTATTCTTTCAACCGCATTTACACTAGCGGTTTGTTTAATTGGTTGCCGTTGGGTTCATTTAACAGTTGATCTTGCAAAAAATAGAACTGTTGATGTTACTCACATTATTCATAACTCTACCTTGGATATTCAAGCAAGTGTTCCTGTTTATAAATGGGGTAAAGACTGGCAAGAAAAACCAAACAATACTGATCTAAAATTTGATCCAAATAGATCACCAAGTGATATCTGGATGGTGGCACAATCATCTGGTACTACTGGTAATGTTAAAAATATGGACATAAGCTATAATAATTATTGGCATCGTGCTAATGATAATAACTCTAGATTGCTTGCTGGTGTTAAGAAAGCATGTTGTCTTTATTCGGCACTAAAGTCAAGTACGCAGTACAGACTTATTGCTTATATTCTAAGAAATATTCCAATCGTTGAGAACCTCAAGTATGAAAATCTACACAGGTATGATGGACTATTGCTCACTGGCTCTCTTGGTCAGATCATGTACTTCATCAAAGACAAGCATACAGATACTCCATTTAACGTTATTGTTGACATCACCGGTGCTGCTGCTTCCAAGTCTGATGTAGAGAAGTTACTTCAACATTTTAAGACTGTCAGATTGTGTTATGGTGCTACGGAAACAACTCGTACATGTATGAAAGTTATTACACACATAGATCAATATAATGGTTCTGTTGGTAAACCATTTAAGGATGTTAAGATAAGAATTGTTGATGATATGATTCATATCAAATGCCCAAGAAACATAACTGATGACTGGTTTATTTCCGGTGATCTTGGCTATATGAAAGATAATGAACTGTATATTACTGGACGTAAGAATGAACAGATCAATATTGGTGGCATTAAGATTGATCCAAACACAATTGATCTATTCATTAAATCAATTGAAGGTGTAGAAGATTGCTTGGTATTCCAGAATACAGATCTTCATATTAATGAACAACTTTCCGTGCTTGTTGTAGGTAATCCTAAGGATATATTTCATCCGTGCATTCAAAATGTTGGAATATCCAAGACACCTAAGAACATTTATTATGTAAAAGAATTACCAAGAAACCGAAACGGCAAAGCAGTTCGGAAAGATGCTATGAGTGTTATAGCAAATATTGAACCAATCAAGTATCAATTTGGTTGACTTTTCTCAGCAAGTAATATAGTATATAACCTTATCATAAGGAGAGACTATGAAGTTCTACACGAACGTCGCTGTGCGCGGCGACAAGATCTATGTTCGCGGAATTTCAAATGGCAAGCCAATTGAGTTTGTCGAGCACTATAAGCCGTATCTGTTTATTGCAAAGAAAGATGGCTTTTATAGAACTCTAGACGGCCGGGCTGTTGATAAGATCCAATTTGAATCCATCCGTGATGCAAAAGACTTTGTTGAAAACTATAAAGACGTTTCAAACTTTGAATACTATGGACTGACAAACTTTCAGTACGTCTTTATGTATGATCATTACCAAGGTCAGATTGACTATGATCCTTCTCTAGTTTCTGTAGTGACACTTGACATTGAGTGTGCTGCCGATGAAGGTTTTCCAAACATCCAACTTGCCAATAAGGAAGTAACCGCCATCTCTCTCCGTAAAAATGGAAAGAGTGTTGTGTTCGGTTGTGGTGAGTTCAGCACTGAAGACAAGAGCATTATCTATGTCAAGTGTGAGGATGAAAAGGTTCTACTTGAAAAGTTCTTGCAAGTGTGGAGCAAGAGTTATTGGAAACCTGATGTTGTCACTGGCTGGAATGTGGAGATGTTTGATATCCCATATCTTGCTAACAGAATCAGAAACATTCTTGGTGAGTCATATGTAAAGCAACTATCTCCTTGGGGTGTTGTGAATAACCGTGACATCGTTCGTGGTAAATCTTCATCCAATTCAAGCAAGGATATTAACACACGTACCGATCAGGTATTTGACCTGTTTGGCATTACAGTGCTTGACTACCTTCAGCTCTACAAGAAGTTCTCATTTGGTAATCAGGAATCATACAAGCTTGACTATATTGCTCAAGTAGAACTTGGTGAAAAGAAAATTGATTACTCTGAGTATGGAAGCCTTCTTGACTTGTACAAGAATAACTTCCAAAAGTTCATTGAGTATAACATTTATGACTGTGTGCTTGTTGAACGACTTGAGGAAAAACTTAAATTCATTGAACAGGTTATGGCTCTTGCTTATGATGCCAAAGTTAACTATGCAGATACTATGACTACCATTCGGCCGTGGGATGTTATCATTCATAACTATCTACTTGACCGACGTATTGTTATTCCTCAACAGAAGCGCCAATCAATGACTAATCATCTTGTTGGCGGTCACGTTAAGGATGTTAAGGTCGGCATCAGTAAGTGGGTTGTGTCTTTTGACTTGAACTCACTCTATCCTCATCTGATCATGCAATATAATATCAGTCCTGAAACCTTTATGGGTCGTTTGTCAAGTTTTCCATCCATTGATAATATTTTGAATGGTGACTATGAGAATGGTGATCATTTAAATGCCGTAACTGCTAATGGTTGCTTGTACTCAAAAGCAAAACAAGGCTTTCTTCCTGCTCTAATGGAAAAGATGTACGATGATCGTGTTGTCTATAAAAAGATGATGATCGAGGCCAAAAAGAGTTATGAGGAAACAAAGAATCCAGAGCATGAAAAACTTATTGCAAGGTATCACAACCTACAGCTTGCCAAAAAGATCCAATTGAACTCAGCTTACGGTGCTCTTGGTAACGAACACTTCCGTTGGTTCTCTTTTAATAATGCCGAGGCAATTACAACATCCGGTCAGTTGTCAATCCGCTGGATTGAGAATAAGATGAATGCATTTATGAACAAGATGTGTAAGACAACTGATGTTGATTATGTCATTGCATCGGATACCGATTCTATCTATGTAACATTTGAAAAACTTATTCCAGAGAATTGCAATGAGCTTGAGGCGGTCAAGTTGATTGATAAGTTCTGTGAGAGTAAAATTCAACCTTATATGAATAAAAGTTATGATGAACTTGCCGGTATGATGGGCGCCTATCAACAAAAGATGCAAATGAAACGTGAGACAATCGCGAACAAGGGCATTTGGAAAGCAAAGAAGATGTATATCCTCAATGCATGGAATGTTGAAGGTGTGCAATACAGTGAACCTAAACTAAAGATTCAAGGTATTGAGGCAGTACGTTCATCAACTCCATATGCTTGCCGTGAGAAGATTAAAGAGTCACTTAAGATCATTATGAATAAAGATGAACTTACTCTACAACAATATGTT